TGTATCACGATCCGAATCAACAAGCAAGCCCACACCAGCAAAGCCCGAAATAAACAGGCAAACCGTCCAGTAGGCAACCATCAGCCATTCCACGCCAGTCTGCACACGGTCAAGCCCTCCAACGATTCCCATCAGGCCCACAATGCAAACCATGAGCATAAACATTCCAGCAAAGTTCCTCATTCTTCTGACCCCTTTTCACCAACAGCAGCAAGCACGAAAGCGTCATTGTACCAGAGTTTAGCCCGAGCTTCCGCATCCTTGTGGCTCAGGGCTTTAAGGGTAATCATACCCTTGCGAGTTCCGAGCCTGTAATACACATGGAAGGTTTTCATTTCGTTGCCCTCATTGGTTACCACAAAAACGATTATACAGGCTTGCCAGTATTTTGCAAGCCAGGTGTGATTGTATTTTTTAATTGACTTGGACACGCCCATAAAAAAATACAATGACGAAAATGCTTGACAAGCCCAAATTTTATATGATAAAATTTGGCGCCAGTTGCTGCGCCGCAACATAGCCGTTGCAGCGCAGCATGGCATTTGCTTACTGAAAATCCAGCAGCATATCTGCCACATATGCGTTATAAATATAACGCAAAGCTTCCCAGACGCTATCCTCTACGCTTCCACCTTGACGCAACATACCATAGATTTCAGCGAAAAGAGCTTCGTCGCCACGCGCCTCAGCGTATCGAACCGCACGTTCCAAGTATTCCATTTCAGTTACTCCAGAGTATTTATTTTGCTTCCTTGCGCCATTCGGCGTAGGTCATCTCGGCTTCGACCCGATCGCCAGCATCAATGCCTTGCTGCGCGCACAATTCGACAACCGCTTCGACCAGCATCGTCGTCGTCATGTCGTTAGCCTTCATAAACTCAGCCAGTTTAGCCGCGCGCTTTTCGATCCAGATTTGATAGTCGCTCATCTTGTTTGCTCCGTGTTTGTTGTCCATGTAGAGAATTATACATGACCACCAGAAAAGCGCAACTAAAATTGTGGTGGTGGCTTATTGTATTTTTTAATCGACCAGGGCAACCCGATTAAAAAATACAATGATGAAATGGCTTGACACGGGCAAAAATTATATGCTATAATTTTGGCGCCGCCATGTTGCACCGCAACATGGCATCTTGCTTATGCTGCTGCCAGATCGCGCTCGATCGTGGCAATCCTGGAGCGCATATCTCGCTGCTTGCACCAGAACGTGTAGTCATCGCTCATCGCATACTCGGGATCGAGCCGAGCCTGAAGCTGTGAGAGTTCAGCGCGCAGGGCATCGCGATCAAGCGTCGCGATCCGGGCAGCTTCCTGCTCCCTGATCCAGCGGCTATATGCTTCATCCTTGGCACGCTGTTTAGCACGCATACGCTGGTAAGCGGCTTCGATCGGGCAGGTGATAACTTGATCCATGTTTATTCCCCTTGTGCAAGCTGTTGAAGTTCGGCGTTGATGCTATCGAGTTCATAGCTAGGATCTTCGTAGCTACGCTCCATGTCGAGGTGATACAGTTCGATCTCATCCTCGTTCATCCGGTACAGGTATTCGTTCATTTCGCTTGCTCCGTGTTGTTTGTCCATGTAAAGAATTATACAGCACCACCAAAAAATTGCAACTAAAATTGTGGTGGTAGCCCATTGTATTTTTTAATGGGCCACGCCAAGCCCATTAAAAAATACAATGATGCAGGGTACTTGACAGGGGCGGTTTTTTGACTGTATAATAGTAGATTTCGTAGCGCCCACCCACACGCGGCCCACCCAAGTATTTTTACCAAACAAAAATTTTGGCGTTGACAAACCCCTGCCCATGTGCTACACTTATAAAAATTACTGGAACCACCCATGAATACCCTGCCCGCCGAAACCATTCAAATTGCCCCGGAATACCTAGAGGTAGCCAACTGCTACCTACAAACACAAGACACCCGCGCCACAGCCGACCAGCTGGGCCTAGACCCTCAATCAGTGCAAACCATCTTACGTCGGCCTGATGTGAAGTCATACATTAACCAAGTTTTCTTTGATTTAGGCTTTAACAACCGATTCCGGATGCGACAGGCCATGGACGCCGTGCTCCAGCAAAAATTTCAGGAGTTGGAGGAGTCACAAACTGGTTCGGGCAAAGACATTGCTGAGTTGTTGCAGCTCAGCCATCGCATGACCATGGAGCAGCTTGAACTGGAGTTAAAGCTGGAGAAGTTAAGGTCAGGTGGACCCCAAAATCAGGTTAACGTGCAGATTAACGAGCTTGGTGATGGCACACGCTATGGTCAGTTGCTACAAAAGCTCCTAGGAGACCGTCTTGCTTAAAGTCTCCCGTAGTGATGTAGAGTGGGAACACCTGCAGGAATTTCCACTAGAAAGCCGATTTATCAAACTGCCGGTTGAAAATTATCTTAAGCTGGTAGGAGCATGGTCTCAGCTAAATAGTGCGCAACTGGCACTAATCAATGCCATCAACAATCCACGTTACCGTTTTGTGGTAGCAGCCCTAGCCCGACGTTTAGGTAAAACCTACATAGCCAACATAATTGCCCAGCTGGTTTCACTAGTGCCCGGCTGCAATGTCTTGGTCATCTCTCCCAACTACAACTTGTCCAGCATTAGTTTTGAACTACAACGCAAGTTTATCAAGCACTTTGAACTGGAGGTAGAACGCGACAACCTAAAAGATCGTGTAATTGAGTTGTCAAACGGTTCGACCGTGCGTATGGGTTCACTGAGCACCGTGGATTCCACCGTTGGACGCTCGTACCAGCTAATCCTTTTCGACGAGGCGGCTCTAGGCGACGGCGGCGAGGAGGCGTTTAATGTACAGCTCCGACCCACACTAGATCGTGTAGACGCTAAAGCTATATTTATTAGCACCCCCCGCGGCAAGCAGAACTGGTTTAGCAGGTTCTGGGATCGTGGTTTCTCACCAGACTTTCCTGAATGGTGCTCCCTCTGGGCAGACTACGAGGAAAATCCCCGTATGAGTTTAAAAGACATTGAGGAAGCCCGCCGGTCGATGTCAAAGCAGGAGTTTGAGCAGGAATACCTTGCCTCATTCACTACATTTGAGGGTCAGATTTATGAGTTACGGGACGAATCCATTCAAGCGTGGGACTCCAAGTTGGCCGAGGATGGTAGTACACAGTTCTTAGCTGGCTGCGACCCCGGCTACCGCGATCCCACAGCCTTCGTAGTGGTAGCATACCTGCCGGATGTTGAGGATGCGGGTAGGGACAGGTTCTGGGTTGTGCGTGAGTACGAGGCTGCTGAACAAACTACTGCCCAGCATGCCCAGCAAATTCGTGCACTAGCCGAGGAGTTTGGCATCGAGCTGATCTTTATAGATTCGGCAGCAGCACAGTTTGCCCAAGACCTTGCCTACCAGTACGATATTCCCACTGTGCGTGCTCGTAAAGATGTCTTACCAGGCATTGCATATGTGCAAACACTAGTAGATCAAGGTAAATTACTAGTAGATCCGGGTTGCACCAAAACTATCGAAGCACTTAATCAGTACAAGTGGGACGATCGCGAGGGACTAACTCGTGAAAAACCTAAGCATGACAAGTACTCACACCTTATGGATGCCTTACGGTATTGTCTTTACTCGTTTACTAGATAATTATTATAACATAAGAGCTGCGGGTTTTCAAGTTAAGAATTCTAAGGGTTGTAAAATTACTACATTGACGTTTTTGTGGTCTGGTGGTATAATACTAAAATTATGGCAAAAAACACTCAAAAGCGAATCCCCGTAAAGTGGATCAGGGACAGGGCCAAGGGGGCCTATGAGAAGCAATCTAGTTGTTTTGTTTGTGGAACCCAGCAGGATCTTGAGCTGCATCATACCCATTCAGTAACCCTGTTACTAGAACGGTGGTGCAGGGAACAGGGTCTTGTCCTAGATACTGATGAACTAGTCCTAGAGCACCGTGATAGGTTTATTGAATCGCATCACCACGAGCTCTATGTGGCAGTTTATACACTGTGCAATGGGCACCATGTCAGACTGCACCAAGTATTTGGCAAAGCGCCTGGGTTAACTACAGCTTCGCGTCAAACACGCTGGCTGGAAATACAACGCGACAAACAAACTGGACTAGAAGTAGCACAGAAAACCCCTAGCTATGGTTCTTGGTTTAGCAATTTTACCTAGAGGTTATTATGTGGTTAAAAGATTTTAGGAGCTGGGTCCGCGAGAAGCTAAATCCAGCTCAAGTGCGTATAGCACAAGAGGCCGGTACTCGCGTCACAACTGATCAAGAGCTTAGTTATATCCAAGCTTTTGAGCGTGTTGAAATGGTCAACCGTGGGGTTGGCCTTATTGTTAGTGCGTGTGCTGGCTTGGACTACGACGTAAAAGACAAGATTGCTGAAGGTATTGTGGTGGGCACTCGTCAAAAGCAGCTAACCAGCTTGCTTAATCACAGACCCAACCCCTATCAATCAGCACAAGATTTTCGTAAAAACATATTCACAGATTTTGTACTTGAGGGTAACGCCTTTGTGTACTATGATGGTGCGTTTCTCTACCACCTGCCCGCTTCGAAAATAGAAATACTCACCGATGAGCGTACGTTTATTCGTGGTTATCTCTATAATGGGTTGGTGGAGTTTCGTGAGCAGGATGTGTTTTCGTTTAAAGATATAAGCTCGCAAAGCATTTATCGTGGCAGTTCCAGGTTGGAGTCAGCAAAGCGTAGTGTACGCACACTCTACAACATGGAGCAGTTTCAGGATAGTTTCTTTGAAAACGGTGCTGTGTTTGGCATGGTGCTTACAACCGAGAATACACTATCAACCGTAGCCAAAGAGCGTACAATTCAATACTGGCAACAAAAGTACAATCCTAAGGTTGGGGGTCGTCGTCCAGTTATCCTGGATAGTGGACTAAAGCCACAAAAGATTACGGATACCAGCTTTAAGGAAATGGATTTTGATCAGAGCATAAAAACTCATCAAGAAAAGATCCTGCAAGCACTGGGAGTACCGCCTATACTACTCATGGGTGGCAACAACGCTAACATAGCCCCTAACTTGCGCTTATTCTACTTAGAAACAGTACTACCAATTATTAGAAGTTATGTAAGTGCGGTTGAGCGTTACTTTGGGTACGATGTAGAAGCAATTACCCAGTCGGTGTCAGCACTGCAACCAGATATTAAAGATATTGCCAGTTATCACGCAACACTAGTTAACGGCGGTATTATTACTCCCAACGAGGCTCGCCAAGAACTACGCTACGAGCGCTTAGACGGAGCAGACACATTACGAATTCCAGCTAACATTGCTGGTAGTGCAGCAAATCCTTCTCAGGGCGGTAGGCCTGCAGATGGAGAATAAAAGAGGATGTTATGGTAGACAAAAATAAGATTCTGTATATAAACAGCGTCTTTACTAAAGCTGAACCGCTACCAGCAGATCAGGATGACGGAGTTGTAGAAATTGCCGGATACGCATCTACCACAGATGTAGATCGACACGGCGATGTAATTCCTAGTTCTGTGTGGCAAAAAGGTTTAGAAAACTACTTGAAAAATCCAGTAATCCTTGCATTTCATGACCATAATCAACCTGTGGGCCGTATGACACAGCATAAAGTGGACGAAAAAGGATTGTGGATTAAGGCAAGAATTTCTAAAGCTGCGGAAAAAGTTTATCAACTTATCAAAGACGAAGTATTAACAGCATTTTCAGTTGGATTTAGAATTAAAGATGCGGAATATAATACTGCCGCAGAAGTTTTCCTAGTCAAAGACTTAGAGCTACATGAAATTTCAGTAGTTTCGGTACCTGCAAATCAAAATACACTTTTTAACCTTTCAAAAGCATTTAACTCCGACTTGGAGTACAAAGAGTTTATCCAGCAATTTGCAAACACGAGCGAATCAGCTAAAGGGCTAGAGCTCGCCAATGAAGCAGATGGCATTAAAACAGAGGAATGGAACATGGATCCTAAAGAACTTAAAGAACTATTAGCTAAAACTGCTCAAGACGCAGCTCAACAAGCAGCTAAGGCTATCAAAGAAGAACAAGCACGTGAGCAAGCAGAAAAAGCTGCTCGCGAACAAGCCGAGCGCGATCTACAAGATCGTATCGCTAAGGCTGTTGCTGCTGTTACCCCCACTGAAACTGGTGCTGAAAAGCTACTAGCCGAAGTAGAAAAGCGCTTCCAAGAGCAAGCAGATACAACCAAGAGCGTTATCGCTGGTCTAGAGGCTGCTCTTAAAGAGAAAGCTCAAGAGCTAGAAGCTGTTCAGAAAAGCAAAATGCAATTCGTTGATGGCAAAGCCAGCGAAATGAGCTATGCCGACAAAGAAAAGGCAGTTTTACTAGCCAAAATGAGTGGTAAGGCAATCGACAGCACTCGTCTAGGTCGTGAACTAGTACAAAAATACGGTGCACACGTTCCTAGCGCAACTTGGGAACTAGAAGTTAGCCTAAGCATGGAAAACGAAGTTCGCCGTCGTCTAGTTGTTGCTCCTACTATTCGTAGTATTGCAATGCAAACTAACGTAATGACTATTCCTGTTAATCCAGAAGCCGGTGTTGCAACTTGGGTTCAGAATAATCAGTTTGGTACTTCAAACAGCGCTGGTGGCAACGCTACTCACCTTCTCAAAGAGATCACTCTTAACGCATACAAAGTTGCTACCAACGAGTATGTAGCTTTTGAAGAAGAAGAAGATGCTCTCCTAGCAATTATGCCTGTTATTCGTGACGCAATGGTTCGTCGCGTTGCTCGTGCAGTTGATCGCGCAATGCTACGTGGTGCTGGTGCTGGTGCAGATCCCGTTCAAGGTCTTGCAACCTATGACGCAAGCAGCGCAGTCACACTAGATATTAGCGACAATGCTAAGCTAACAGTTGCTAAACTACGCGAACTACGTCGTGACGTAGGTGTCTGGGGTCTAGATCCTAGCGAGCTAGTTTATATCGTCTCCACAGATGGTTACTACGATCTACTAGACGACGACAACTTCCTAACAGTTGATAAAGTTGGCGATCGTGCTACTCTCTTAACTGGTCAAATTGGTGCAGTTGCAAATACTCCCGTTCTAGTAAGCGGTGAGTTTGCTGATAAAGCAGCTACTGCAGTTGGAGCAATCTGCTTTGCACCTGCTAACTTCCTAGTTGGTAATCAGCGTGGTCTACGCGTTGATACCGACGACTTAGTTGAAACTCAGCGTCGTGTAATGGTTGCCAGCCTACGCACTGGTATGACTCAGGTAACTACTAACTACGGTCAGGGCGTAAGTGCTCTACGTTATGTAGCCTAATTCTCAGGGATGGGAACTAACAGGACTCTAGAAGTCCTGTTTCTTGGCTAGGTTCACTAGAGCCTAGCCCGGAAACACAGGGAGAAATCATGGGATTAAACTTATTTACAAGACAAGAATATAAAGCGTATAAGGGAATTACTAGCGCAAATTCTGATGATCAAATTGATAGTTTAATTCCCAAAGTGTCACAGTTTGCCAAAACCTACTGCAAGCGTACATTTATAGACTATGTAAACGATCCGCTAGTAGAATACAATCCAGGCGGATTTGATAGAATAGTACTTGCAGAAATTCCAGTAATTAGTGTAGCTAGTGTACAACAAAGCAAAGACTATGGAAAAACTTATACAGCACTAGTAAAGTTTACTGATTGGGTACAAGACGGCAACGATATAGTTAGCTTACATGCTAGTGGTAAATTTGAACAACTAATTCGCGGTTACAAGATTACCTATTTTGCTGGTTACGAAACTGTACCTGAAGATTTAAAAGTTGCTTCTATGGACTTGCTTACCTACTACAAGGATAATGAAGCATCAGTAAAGTCTACTAAAGCAGCTGGTACTAATAGTACGCAAATTGAGTATATTCAAACTTCGAGCCTACCAGCACATATACGTCGCGTGTTTGACCTCTACATGTCGGACTATCAATAATGCCTATAAATCAGTTTGCAAATGTTCCTTTTATAAAAAATCTAGGTTCCGAACTATTAAATAGTTTAGGTACTACAATTAATAAAGCTACAAATAAAACTGAAGAAGATTTAAGGCTTTACGAACGAAAAAAATTAGATTTTAGACAAATTGTAGATGCTAAATTTCCTAGTTTATTAATTATAGACTATAAGAATATTCGTAATGAATTAAAAAAGTATCGAGATTTGCCCAAAAGCTTAAAAGAAATTATAGGCTCAGATTATAAACCAGTAGACTCGGACTATGACGAAATCTATTTAACTCCAGAAGAAGCAGAATTATTAATAGAGATAATAATTAGTTCCACATCGGACTTATCTATACAGGCTGAAAAGCAAAATAGTATAGCTTTACAAAATGAATTACAGAATATAGTTAGCAATTCCCCTCCAGGACAACTGCTAAAAAATGTTGGGCTTTTGTTTAATAAATTGATGGAGTTAACGGATTTATCTAGTATAGACAGAAAATATTTTCTTTTTCCTACATTTGATTCAATAAAAAATATTTTTACACCCTTACTAGAAAAGCATACTAAACGTAAAGTAGGAAATACTTTATCTGATGGTTTAACAATAGGTAGTGCACTAAACTTTGGACACACCAGCACTATTTATAAGTCTGGTCCAGACGAATATAAGCTTCAATTTAATAGTCCTAAATTATTACAAATTATTTTTGATGTAGTTAACGATAGTAATGCAGGAACAGATCCTGTTGAAAAACTTAATCAAGCAACAACGCAATTTTTACAAGAAACAAGACAAACAGAAATATCAATAGAAATAACTAAAGATTTTTCTGATGGCTTTATGAGTTTATTTGTTTCAGTTGGCGGAAATGTAGTAACTTTTGAAAATTCAGTTATTAATCAACGAAAAGGTTCTATACTAGAAAAAAGAGTTAAGTTAGGCTTACCAAAACAAGTATTAACTAAACTAGCAGAACAATTTAAAAGTTTAGGTAGAACTAGACTAGGTGCTGGTATACTTAAGAATATTTCTACAGGTAGAGGGTCTCCCAGTCCTATAGATTATATGTTGTACAATATAGTTCAAGCTATAAAAGGCGAACCAGTACAGCAGTTTAAACAAAAAAGAACTAATAGTAATACAAGTAAATCAACAAAAACTACACCAGTTCTTTCAGGATTTATTAAGGCAAAAACAAAAAAGGATGTTTTACCTAGAAAGTCTAAACAAAAGGTAAAATCAGCTCCTGAACCTTTAGTTGTTGAAGAAAACTTAACAAGATTACAAAATATTATAAATAGTTTATTACATCAACAAATTCGTCAAAATATGGGTACTGGCAGCAGCACAGATGTATTAAACTACAGAACTGGTAGATTTGCTCAAAGTGCTAAAGTTGAGCAGCTTACTCAAGGCCGTGAAGGTATAATTAGTGCGTACTATACTTACATGAAGTATCCATATGCAACCTTTAGTGCCGGAGGCCAACAAGAATACCCAAGATCTCGAGACCCTAAATTGCTTATATCTAGGTCAATTCGCGAGATCTTACAACAACAAATGATTACCAGAATGAGGGCTGTGTTAATATGACAAAGCGCAGAAAAATTACTGAAGCCCTTGCTAAACTTTTACAAGATACTCTTACAGGTGAAGCGCCATATCAGACTAATATCTATGGCAATAGTTACGCCAAATTAAAATTCTGGGATGAAATACAAGACTTTCCTAGCATATATATTACACCAGGCATGGAAATGCGTGAGTACCTGCCCGGTGAATTTGCATGGGGTATGCTTAACTTAAGTTTAAAGGCCTACTGTCGCGGAGAAGATTCGCAACAAGAACTAGAGCAGTTATTAGCCGATATTGAATTATGTATAGATTCAAATCGTAGATTAGTTTATAGTGGTCAAGAAGAGACTACAGAAATCTTAATAACATCAATTACCACAGATGAAGGGCTTTTAGCTCCATATGCTATAGGCGAGATAAACTTACAAGTAAGATATCAAGCAGCAGCCTAATCCGGTCGCGAACAGTAAAAACAGATAAATATCTAGTTACACTGAGGTGGCCAAAACACAGAGGAATATACTATGAGTTTTAATTTAATTCGTAACGCTAGAGTATTTTTTACTACTAACGTTGGGGCAACAACCGGTGTAGTTGCAGCTAGTGGATTTCTACCAGCTAATACTAGAGAAATTCAAGTTTTAGATGGTATGAGCTTTTCGCAAAATACTACTACCGAAACAGTTACCCTAAATGAAGCAGGTGCTACACCTGTTCGTGGTCAGCGTCAGTTTAACACAGCCCTAGATCCAGTTGACTTTTCATTTACCACATACATGCGCCCAGCAGACGGCGGCACAAATATCACAGCAGAAGAAAGTGTTTTGTGGAATGCTATGTTTTCTGATGCAGCCATAGGTACTGGAACAGCCGCTTGGGTAGAAGGAGCTAGTTCCGCCACTGTTAGTTTAGCAAATTCTAATAAGCATCAGCTACAAAAGTTTGGTTTAATTTTTGTGCTTGATGGTACTACCTATGTTGTAGATGATTGCGTTTTAACCCAGTGCGTTATTGATTTTGGCTTAGATGCAATTGCCAGCGCTCAGTGGTCTGGTCAAGGAAGAATTCTCAGACAAATTACTACTCCTACAATAAGTGTTCCTAGCGGTGGTAGTCTTACAATTAGCGGAAGTCTTGCTGGTACAGTAAAAGCAAAAGATACTACTGCGCCATTTATTGCTAATAAATTGAGTACTATTGAGCTAGATGAAGGTGCAGAAGGTGATGGAACTGGTACTCCTACTTTTGCTATAGCTTTAACAGGCGGCTCCTTAACCATTAATAATAATGTAACATACTTAATGCCTGCTAACTTAGGCATGGTTAATCAGCCCGCTACTTACTTTACTGGTACTCGTTCAATTACTGGCACTTTAAACTGCTACTTACGTACAGGTAGTGGTAATAGTGCTGGTTTAATTAGCCAGTTACTAACAGACAGCGCTACTGATGTTGACCCACAGTATTACTTAAAGATTATTGTAGGTGGCAGTGCTTCAACAGCTACTCGCGTAGAATTAACAATGCCAAGCGTAGTGCTAGCAATTCCTAGCGTTAACACTGAGCAGGTTGTTTCTACCACAATTAACTTTACAGCTCAAGGCGCCACAAGTAACGCATTTGATATTAGTGCTGCAAACGAACTTACAGTTGGCTATTTTACAACTAACGCTTAATAAACTTTTACCGGGAAAACTAAGCAATTAGTTTTCCCGTTTCTAAACTTAATAAGGTTCACATGTCTAATCTTTCCCTTAAATCCCTGTTAGTGCCCTCAAAAGAAATCGAAGTAGAATATCCTGGCATGCCAGATTTTAAAATTCAACTATCTTTTTTAAGCCGCGAAACTTTACTCAATATTAGAAAAAAGTCTACCAAAACTACTTTTAAAAACCGTCAACCACAAGAAGAATTTAATGAAGATTTATTCTTGGATTTGTATGTACAAACAGCAATTCGTGGTTGGAGCGGACTTAAATTGCGATATCTAGAACAACTTGCTCCTGTTGAGCTAGGCGATCACGACCCAGAAGATGTTTTAGAATATACCCAAGAAAATGCTCTTTTCTTAATGAAAAACTCTAGTAATTTTGATGCCTACATTACTGAGCAAGTAAACGACTTGGGAAACTTTTCAAAGAGCAAATAACTACTGCTGAAAAAGATATACAAAACTATCTTCAAAACTTACAAGTAGGAATGACTCGTGATGGGTACTTTGAGCTGTGTGAACTGATGGGCGACGAGCCACTAGAGGAAAATATTCCTGTAGAGTTTGAGGATTTTTGTGCAGAAGTACAGCAAGCTTTTCATGTTTATGGGCTCTTACGCGACGAGTGGGATACCTTTAACGGAATATACTTAGGAAAAAGCCTAATAGGTATTACAGAAATGCTTGATGTATCGCAAGTAGAACCAGAAGATAGACCAGTAATTATTTCTCTAGTTAAAACTATTGACAGAATACGTCAAACAGAAGCTAATAAGCAACAAAACAATAAACCTGCTAAGTAAATCTTAGCAGGTTTTTTTATCTATAAAAATTTTTGTATTGACAAAACTATGCCTTTGTGTTACAATTGGTGTACACGATTAAAATAAGTCTTGGAGAAACCATGGCTGGTAATACAATCAATTTTGAATTAAGACTAAACTCAAATATACGACAGCAAACACGACAAGCTCAAGATTTAAACCGTGAGCTTGATAAGGCTGATAGGGCCAAAGTAACTACTGCTGCTGCTCAAAATATTGAGTATGGTCGTGCTCGAGGGGCCATGGGTGCAACTGGAGCAACTGCCCGAGACTTTGCAAATCAAGCACAAGGTCTTGGTGGATTAGTTCGCATATACGCTACAGTTGCTGCCAATACTTTTGCAGCCGTTAGCGCGTTTAATGCTCTTAAACAGGCCGCAGATACTACTAATATTGTTCGCGGCTTAGATCAGCTGGGTGCAAGTAGTGGTATTGCGCTAGGCACACTAGCCAAACAATTTGCGGCCGCTACCGATAATGCTATTAGTTTTCGCGATGCTGCACAAAGTGCTGCTAAAGCTACTAGTGCCGGCTTATCGGGAGCTCAATTTTTAAAACTAGGTGATGTTGCCAAAAAAGCATCTCAAGCTCTTGGTATAGACTTAAGTGATGCTGTAAATCGTCTAACTCGCGGTATAACAAAACTAGAGCCTGAATTACTAGACGAACTTGGTATTTTTACAAAAATCGGTCCGGCCACAGAAGAGTATGCTAGAAAGATTGGTAAGACTGCGAGCACACTAACAGACTTTGAACGTCGTCAAGCTTTTGCAAATGCAGTTCTTGAAGAAGGTGCACAAAAGTTTGGTCAAATTAATATACCTGTTAATCCGTATAATCAGCTTGAAGCTTCTATTAAAAACTTAACTCAATCTGCACTAGAACTAATAAATAAAGTACTTATACCAATTACTAGTGTATTTGCAAATAATAGTTTACTACTAGCAGGTGCACTTGCCTTAATTGCTGGCAAACTAACAAAAATGGCAATTCCCGCACTAGTATCTTGGAGATCAGAGCTAGCTGCTAGTGCTGATGATGCCAAGCGTCGCGCACAAATGATTACTCAAGCATTTGGGGAAATCGGTGCTGCTAAAGTAGAAGCAAAATTTAATGTACCAGGATTTAAACAACAACTTACTCAAGCAGAACAAGCATATGCCAATAGTCGTAAAACTATGGCAGATATTGATAAAACCTTTTTTGAAAAACGCGGTACTAAAACCTATGCATTTCTTAGAGGGGCTCAAGATATTGGTGCTGTTGATACTGCTACAATTAGAAAAGAATTACCCAGTATTCAACGTGAAATAAACAGACTAGATAAGATAGGTACTGATCAAACCAAACTACAAGCGCTTGCTCTACGCGATGTAAAAACAGAACTGCTGGGTATTTTAGCTGCTAGAAGAAATCTTAATCAAGCACAGCAAAAAGTCGAAGAAGAAATTGATCGTGAAGGCATACCTATTGGCGAACGTGCTCGTCAGCGTATATCTCAAAGAGCTAGTTCCCGCGCAGAAAGGCTAGGTATTTTATCTAGAATAGGTGAAAATGTTGAAGCAGGCGGTCTACGCTATGGCCTATCAGAGCTAAATCGAGAAGTTAGCAGTAGTCAAACACTAAGTGGCTGGGACAGATTTCGTTCACGAGTTGGTGGAACATTTGCAGCACTAACCACACAGGCAGGAATATTTTTAAGAGCATTTGGGGTTTGGGGTCAAGTCGCCGCAGTCGCTGCAGCTGCTTTTGCACTTATAGACAGTTGGTTGAGTAAAACTGGCAAACAAATGCAAGAGTTTACCCAAGAAGTAGAACTAAATGAATCTACAGTAAGAAATTCTATAAATACTCTTAAACTTTACAATCAAACCATTTCTACAGAATCTTTAGCTGCAACTGGAACTGCTATTGGCGAACTATCTGACAGAATAGATGCTTTAACTACAAAATTTACAGACATACTAGCTAATCAAGGTACTTGGGACAAAGTAAAACAAAGTATACTTGGTTTATTTGGTCAAAGTGTAAGTCAGGATTTTGCTAATCAAGTTGCTCAAAATTGGATTGCACAAATTGATGCAATTCCAGAAGGTGCAATAAAAACTACGGCTATTAATAAGTTAAAAGATGTTCTAAATATACAAGAAGTTTCTAAAGAAAGCATTCAACGCGCCATAGAATCTAGCAAGGATGTTAGTGGTGCTGCAAAAGCTGGTCAAGCAGCTCTTGAGCCCGGTGTTCGGCTAACTAGAAATTTAGGTGCCGCAGCTCAGCAAACAAAAGAAAGTATTAAAGAACTTACTACAGCTAGTCAAGAATTACAAAATAGTTTTGTACAAACAACTCCTATAACTAAATTTGCAAACGCTTTAATAAGTGCATCCGTAAGTGCATTAAAAAGTTTCGAAGATATGAATACCGTTGTAGCAGGATTTAAAGAACTAGAAAAAGCTGCAGCAGCTTTTTCACTTTTACCTGGCCAAGGAATATCTAAACAAGCTGCACAGGCTATTAAAGCAGGTGAACAAATGCTTGTAGTTGAGAGAGAAAGAGCAAAACTAATAAGACAACGAGAGCCCCTAGAAGCAAGATTAGCTGAAGTCATGCAACAATCAGCGCAAATGAAAATCCCGCTAAGAGAAGGCCAAGAAGGAATACAAACTGTAGACCCTAACCTACAGGGGTTTATGGTTAACCAGCAACTTAGTAGAGCTAATAAACTTTTAGCTGAAATAAGAAATATTAAGGAACAAGAAGCTAGTCTTGATAAAGTAACAGAGTATAGTGCTCAAGCTGTTCAAGATGCTATAAAAGAGTTTGCCGAAAAATTTAGACAAAATATTGTACGAGGACTTAATATTTTAAGATCTAGTATAGATCAAGCTATAGAGCAAGGTCGTATACAAGTATTGCGAACTATTACTTCTGCAGTTACTGGTCCAGGAAGTGCTGAAATAAATTTTGATATAAAAAATAGAGAATTAGATTTACAGCAACGCCTAATAGAAGAAACAGCAAACTTAGCAGATACATTATTAGATAATAGTATAGTAGTGCAGCAAAACACTCTTGCCAGAGAAACGGCAGAATTACGTGCTAAAGCTCCTGAAACTTTAAGTATACTACAAAGAGAACAACTAGAAAATGCCCCACAACAACAGGCAGAACTGCAACTTGTACTAGATGCACTAAGAACTCGTCGTGAAATGGGTTCAGAAGAAATAAGTAAATTATCCGGAAGCGCACAAGCATTTGCTATTCAAAGAGCACAAAGAACAATAGCCGAACGCGAAAAAAGACAACAAACTGAGGATAGCAGAAACTTAGCCGTTTATGAGCGAGGATTTGCACTAGAAAAAGAACGCAATCAACTAAGAGAACTTGGGTATAAGCGAGAGCTTGATTCAAACAGAAATGTTCAAGAACTAAACTCCCTACTACTATCTAACTTAGATATAGTATCAGAAGCGCAACTACTTGAAAAACAAACCGCAGATCAAAGAGTACAGCTACTAACACAAGCAGAAGCTCGTAGAAGTTTAGAGAATGATATTGCTAATTTAAAAGGTAGAGAGGCTGAGCTAACTAGACTTGGTTATGAGGAAGATTCAGCAGCCGTACAAGGTCTTAGAACAAGTGTAAAATTTAGACAAGAAGAATTAAATCTTTTAATCGCTAAACAAGCTCAAGAAACAAAAATTGCTGAAATTCGTAGAGAACAAGAAGTAATTGATCTTAGAGCAAAAAGAGACCAACAAACTCGTGTACGTGCAGCAGACGAACGCCAGTTTGGACAAAGACTACAAGAATTAGCAGTTGAAGAACAACTACAGTTACTAGAGTTTCAACGCAGCAGAAATAATCTTACAGAAGATCAGTATAAACAAACAAAATTAGTACTAGATTTACGCAAACTAGATATAGAACAAGAAGGTGAACGTGCTCGTGTACTAGATACTGTTGCAGAAAAACAAGCTAAACTTACTGCTGAAATTGAAAAAGCATTATTAAGTGGTGCTACTGTTACCGAAGATCAGCTACAAATTTGGGCTCAAACCAGAGCAGATGCAGAAACTGCAGCAGGTCGCGAAATTGCGCTTATACAAAAAACTAACGATTTAAAACGTCAAGGATTAAGCCTAGATGTTTTAATAAGTGACAGACAAAAAGCGTACGAACAAGCTTTTGAAAGTTTATTTTCAAATCTTGCTGATTCAATATACAACTGGATGCAAACAGGTAAATTTTCTAGTCGTCAATTATTTGATAGTTTAATTAGTGATATTGCTCGCTATGAGCTACGCCTACAAACTCTTCAAATGTGGGCCGCTGCTAGACCTTTCTTAATGAGTCTTTTTCCAATGATGGGTCCAGGACTATCTGGAGCTCCTGGCCAAGCAGGAGTAACGGGATTTGAAGGGCTTTATAATGCGCCTCTTGCTAAAGCTAAAGGTGCTGCTTTTGATTATGGTGTTGAAAAATTTGCCAAAGGCGGCATGTTTACTAATTCAATAGTTGCACAACCAACCTTATTTAAATTCGCCAAAGGTACTGGACTAATGGGTGAAGCAGGACCCGAAGCCATTATGCCCCTAAAGCGCGATAGCAACGGCAACCTTGGAGTTCGTGCAGAAAGCCCACAACAAAACGTAAGTGTGGTAATAAATAACAATACGACAGCTCAAGCAACCGCTGAAGAAGTTACAGACAGTCGTGGACGTCGTCGTATAGAGGTTACTATTGGCGAAATGGTAGCAGGTGAAATGTCTAGACCAGGCAGTGCTGTACGAGAAACTATGCGATCAAATTATAATATTAAACCAAGTATGGTAAGGAGATAATATGCCCGTACCAGTATGGCCCCCATCTTTACCACAGTATCCAGAACGAAACTATTCCGAAACCCTAGGTGTTAATGTAATACGAACACCTATGGATTCGGGACCAGCAAAAGTTCGATACAGAAGTAATAGGCCACAAACCCTAAATGTTCAGTACACACTGTCAAAAACACAAGTAGATACACTAGAAACATTTTTGCTAACCACAATAAAAGGTGTGTTACGTTTTAGCTACCCACATCCCAGATTGAGCAGCGGCACTACATATGTTATGCGCGAAGTACGTGTAGTGCCGCAGCAAGATGGTCAGCTATTTACCCTACAGTATGTGGCCCCCGACTATTATAAAATAGGCTTACAACTAGAGATTTTACCATGAGATCTATTTCTGCTGCAGCTTTACGATCATTCTTTTCAGTAGAAAGCGATGATTCACTAATAGCTTTATTTACTTTTGAACCACAAGAAAGCCCAGCACAAAGTCCTATCTATATAGCAGATAATTACACAAAACGATTAACAAATAATAATCCAGACTTGTATGGAGTTGATAACACACTAGTCTACGGAGTTACTTACAAGGGTCAAGACTATATGTTTTTACCCGTACAAATAACTCTACCTAATGATGATAACAGCAGCGCTCCTAAAGCAACTCTTACTATATTTGATGTGACCTATTTGCTAACAGAAACTATTAGATCTATTACTGGACCTGTTAAAGTAACAATAGAATTAGTTTTACGATCACTATTGGATAATAACACAACAAATATGGCAGTTACTCCTGAAGTTACATTTACAGGATTTTATATTACTAACTTTACTTATAACGCTCAACAAGTAACTGCCGATTTACAAATGATAGATTATGCAACTGAACCGTTTCCAGCATATAGATTTATACCGGCATATTTTCCAGGAATATTCTAATGTGGTACAATAAATATGTAGGCATACCCTATAAAGATAAGGGCAGAGACAGCACCGGGGTGGATTGCTGGGGATTAGTTCGTCTAATCTATAACGAGCAGTATGGTACTCAACTGCCAAGTTTTAGCGAATACTACGAATCTGGTGTAACCCTAGGTATTCAGGAGACTATAGCTCAGCAAAAAGAAAACTGGTACCGGGTAGAATCTCCAGAGCCCGGTGATGTTATACTGTTTAAAGTACTTGGTCACGAAAGCCACCTAGGTTTATATGTTGGTGCTAACTACTTTATACACGCTATGGAAGGCGTAGATCAAGTAGTTATTCAAAAATTAAATAGTGCGGAGTGGAACCGCAGAATTGCTGGATTTTTTAGGTACAAAGAATCGTTCGATGCACTACTAACAGGTTTATCCCATCCACTAAAACGTGAGCAATTTAGCGAACAAATACTTGAAACTACTACTGTTCAAGAAATAGTTGATAAGATCAAAACTAAGTACGCAATTTATACCGAAACTAACACAGAGTGTTTAGTATTTATTAATGGCGACCTTATACCAGAAAAAGACTTTGCACTTAGAAAAATTAATTCTGGTGATAAAATAGAGTTTCGCAGTCTAGTAAAAGGTAGCAGTAGTCGAAACTTTTTACTACTTGCACTAGTTGTTGTGTCCGCGTTGTACTTGGGACCCACGGTTGGTGCACAAATTCAAAGTGCTGTAACAGGAGTTACTGTTACTACTGCTACTGCAGGATATGCGGCAGCTGGAACAATGCTTGTAAATATAGCAGGCATGGCACTAATTAATGCTATAGCCCCCGTAGTTACACCCAAAACAAGCGATCCAGGCCAACCAGTTTCAGCTAATTTATTTAATGGCGGCAGTAATCAGGCAACGCCTTATGCCCCCATACCAGTAGTACTAGGAAAAATTAGATATACTCCGCCACTAGGTGCACAACAAATAGTAGAATTTGAAGATGCCAACAAGAGCAGACTAAATAGCTTAGTTGCTTGGGGCTTTGGACCCCTGTTGGTAGAAGATATTCAAATAGGCACTAAATCTATAAATGATTTTACAGGCTTTGATAGCACTACTAGCATACAAACTTATACGGGCAGTGCTGGTGATAACTTTTCCAAAACTGATCAAATATATAAATCAGATACAAAACAGTATGTTACTGGTAATCCAGTCTTACTACAAAATATAAAAGCCGGCAGTGAAGAAGCTGATGGCGAAACTAATGCTAGTGTGTTATTAAATGAACATACAATAATATTAGATCAAGTATCTGATAAATTAAAAATAGGGCTGCATTTTCCAGAAGGTTTAAGGGTTGTAAAAGTACGTGGTGACGGCAGCGGAGATATTACAGCTGCTCAAGCAGTTTTTGATTATACCTATCAACCAATAGATGCAAATGGCGATCCTACTGGTCCTGAATACAGTAATACAATACAAATTGTTGCTCAAACAGAAGTAATGCCTCCGCCCCTACAACCAATAACAGATAATACTTGGGATAGTAGCAATGCTGGCGGTGATGGTGGTGGTGAGTAAGCAGCCTTATAATTTAATATAGGAATTATAAATGAGTTCTTTATATCGTTGGGTACGCGTTTGCGTATTAAAAAATAATAGTGTTCAATTTGTATACGGTGCTCCAACTGATAACAAAGATCAGGAACCTTCTCAGGGCATAGTAGAAAGTATTTATGGTACACGCTATGGAAGTTTAATTGACGCAGGAAGCACTGATATTTTAAGAATACCAGAAATACCCCTTGATGCATACGAAATACACAGAGTTTGTGTGTACGGTACTCAAGGCGTTGTTGCCGGTACTTATCAAGATTTTAGAAGTACCTTTTCAAATGTTCAAGGATTGGCACTAACTTGGACTACTAATTCAACCGGAGAAACTGTATTTTCATTAGCTAGTGGATCTTTTACTCCGCCTAGTATAAGTCGTGGTAGAATTAGCATTGGTGGAAGTGGTGAGGCGTATTTTAAACGTAAAGACGCTTTCACGTATGTAGAAGAACTACAAGTGCCGCCAAGCAGATACAAAATAAAAATAAAACGCAATTCTGCAAATTACAGTAACGAAGATTTAAGACCTAATGGTGAACCAACTATTAATAGTGAAGAAGAACCAGTAGAATTTAAACGCTATAATAAATCATTTTTATTTAGCGTTACTGGATACAGCACCACTACTCCACCAATTATAAATCCTCCACTATGCACCATTGCTAAAACAGCAATTAGTATTCTTAGCAATAAAAATATAAATGGTAATTTAGAGGGAATAAATGGCCTTATAACTAGTATATGTAGAGACTATAATCCTACAACACAGCAGTGGGATTTATTACAACCTACTAATAATCCTGCAAGTTTATTTCTTCATGTACTTACACACCCTGCAAATGCTTACAGAGTACTAGCCACAGAGGAGTCCGCAAAAATTAATTTTACTGAGCTAGCTGCTTGGTGGACTTTTTGTGTACAAGAACAATTTGTTTATAATAATGTAATAACTGAAATTACTAGTGTTTTAGACTTGCTAAAAGAAATTGCTGCAGCGGGCAGAGCATCACCTACACTTATAGACGGACGCTGGTCAGTAATTATTGATAAGCCTAGAACTGTGGTTAGCCAATATTTTACTCCTCACAACAGCTGGGGATTTGAGTCTGTTAAACAATTAATACGACAACCTCACGCATTTAGAATAAATTTTAGAAATGAAGCTGCAGGATATCAAGATGATAGTGTTTTAGTTCCTAATACTGGGTATACGGATCAAACTGCACAAGTAATTGAAGAAATTAGTCTACCTGGTGTAACTATAAAAAACTTAGCTACTAAACATGCTCGTTGGCATTTAGCCCAATTAAAATTACGCCCAGAAACATATACTCTAAGCACAGATATTGAGTACTTAGTTTGCAATCGCGGAGACTTAGTTAGAGTAAGTCACGACGTACCTAGATGGGGTATTGGTACTGGCCGAATTAAAAGTTTAACTCTAGATGGTTCTAGTAATGTAACAGCAGTAATAGTTGATAATCCAATTTATTTAGAACTAGGAAAAACTTATAAAATATTAGTTCGTACTCAAACTAATCAAACTGTGGAACGAACTTTTACAGTAGCAGTAACTACTGAATATACTAATATTACTTTATCAAGTACAGTCGCTGCAGGTCAATTAAGTGAAGGTGATTTATTCATTATTGGTGAATCAGCAAATGTAGTTCAAGAACTAATAGTTTTATCAATAGAACCACAAGCAAATTATACTGCTAGATTAACACTAACTGATTATAGTCCTGAAATTTATACAGCAGCAACATTTATTCAATTTCCTACTGTTAACTATAACGTTAATTTTACTAAATTACCAGTTAACCTACAAGACACTGTAAATACCAAACCTATACTTAAAGATATTATAAGTGATGAGCGAGTACTAACAAGAACAGCTGGTGGAGATTTAATTAGTAATATAGAAATTACTTATACAAATCCTGTATCTATAGAAAAGAGTGTAAGTCACATAGAAGTAGAATATGATTTTTCAACAAGTACTTCACCAACTCCGCAATTTAGATTTACAGAATTAATTACAAAAGGCTCCGCAAGAATTGATAATGTTAGAGATTTAGATACTTATAAAATTCGTGCTCGATATTTAAGTAATCAAGGATTTTTTGGCCCTTGGACCGAATATGTAACTCATCAAGTAATTGGAAAAACAAGCGCTCCTAGCACTGTTGCAAGTATTAGTGCACAATTAATTGCTCAAACAGGTAGAGTATTACTAACTTGGTCAGAAATAACAGATCAAGATTTAAAAGAATACGAAATTAGACCAACTAATACTGGATGGGGTACTGCTGGATACATATTTAAAGGTTTAGGAAATAATTATATATTAGATCCAGCAAGCTCCGGTCAAACAACCACTTTTTATATTAGAGCCAGAGATGTATTAGGTACTTATAGTACTATTAGTGCAACCACTAGTATTACAGTTGCTCCTCCTAATGCTGTGCAAATCGCTTCTATAGCTCTAAGCTATGCTCAAAGCTCAAAAACAAATAGTTTAGCCACTATTGCTTGGCAAGCACCTAGTATTAGTCAAGGTGGATTACCAGTAAAGCAATATAAAGTTAAAGCTACATATACGCTATTAACTAATGCTCAAAAAGTGATTGAATTTGAAACAATAAGTCCAACAATTCAATTATCTGCAGAGTGGGTTGGTTCTGTAATACTAGAAATAATAACTATTGATATTAATAATAATCAAAGTGCCACAACTACAACAAGTTTTACAAAATCTTTACCTCCTAATATTAGTGGTGTAACAATTACACCGGTAGGTAAAGGAATAGAACTTACTTGGAGCGAACCAGTAATTGATACTACTCAATTACCAATAGCCGGCTATGAAATTAGAAATATTAATCAAAATTTTAGTTTTAATAATGAAGAATTAATTTGGAGAGGTACTGCAACAAAATTATTTGTTGATTTATCCAATAAGACTCCCGGACAAACATTTGAAGCATATATAAAAACTTTTGATATTGAAAATAGTTATAGTACTACATCAGCAACTATAAGTTATACAGTTCAAGCCCCTGAGAATACAATAAGTATTCAGAATCCTATATTTGAAGATACAAGTCTAACATCAGCAACATTCACCCTAAAATGGAGCCAAGCTACTCCAGTTTTTGGTTTAAATGGTTACAGAATATACTATCAATACACAGATAAAACAACACAGCAAACACAAACTGTAGACTTACAAACTAAATCAACGTCTATTACATTACCCGCAAATTGGTTAGGTTCAGTAACTGTTTCAATTTATGTAATAGATGATCTCGGTAATGAATCTGCACCAGCAACAGTTGTTGTAAATATACAAAAACCAAATACTATATCTCAAAACGAATATCGCGCTCAAGTTATTGATAACAATGTGTTACTATATTGGAACTTACCTAGCATAACTACACTACCAATTTCTCACGTTACTCTAAAAAAGAGCACAACAGCAATAAATACTTGGGCACAGGCTACTCTAATTGGTGATAAAGATGGTACGTTTACAACTATAAGTGAACAAATACCCGGAGTCTATAGATACTGGATAGTAGTTGTAGATACAGAAGGTAATGAAAGTGATCCTATTTATATTACTCAAGAAGTTAATGAACCTCCAAATTATGTATTTATTGCAGAAAAACAAAGTTTACTAAATCCGTTCATTATAGATTTAAATGATCGAGATAGTTATGTTATAGATGCACCAAGTACAGCATTTAGTACTGCACAGTTTCCGTATATAACTACTCCTAGTACTATAACTGGAATGTCTACAACTACACAAGTAAGTAGTCAAACAAGAATAGGAGTTTTTACAGGAGGTATTAGTACATCATTTCCTAGACGTATAACAACCAGTCAAAAAGTTAATTTATCTAATATATTAACTATTTATTACTATGTAAATGAAGGCGGTACTGGTTGGGGAGAAGCGCCTAGTACGAATCAAAATTTATTAGTACAGTATTCTACTGATAATGGTGCAATTTGGCAAACAATGGATACTACCCTTCCTACAGATGTAACAGCAAATGTATGGACATTAAAAACTATAACAGTTCCAGAAGCAGCAAAGGGAATTGATGGGGTTTTATTAAGAATAACTCAAACAAACTTTACTACTGTTGGCGGAGAGACTTCACTTAGAGATAACTGGGCATTTACCTCCCTATATGCCAGTGAAACACCAGAACAAAGATTTATAAATGCAATTTTAGAAACTCAAACTATAGTTTTACCAATTAATACTAATGAAACTTGGACACAACATTTTACAAGTAGTAACTGGTCTAGTCCACAAAGTCAGATAAATGCAGGTTATCCAATTTATATTCAGCCTGGAAGCTCATCCGGGACTTTTAGAGAAATATTTGATTTTGGAGCTACTATTCAATCTGGAGTACAAATAACTATAGACATATTTGGAACTGCAATAAGTGGTAACCCTCAATTAAACTATACAGTAGCGATTTCTTCCGATGCACAAACTTGGATAACTGCTGGACAAAATACGCCATATACAATAGCCCAACAAAACTTTAGATATATTCGTGTAGAATTAACTGTAACACAACAAACTGCTGGTGATATATACCGTTTAACAAAACTATATGTAAAACTAGATACTACAAAATTAAATAATAGTGGATATGCTACTACAAATGCATCAGGTATTGCTGACGTTAATTTTACAAAAGAATTTTTTGATATATCAAGTATAGCGGTTTCTGCAAGTTCTACTACTGCCGTAATAACAGTTTATAACTTCTATGATGCTACTAGATCAGGAACTTATACTGTTACTAGTGGGGCTTGTACCGTTACCACTACACAAGCGCATAATTTAAAAACAGGATATAAAATTAGAGCAATATTTACCGGAACTGGAACCGTTCCTGTATCACAAATTTATACAATAACTGCAGCCAGTACAACAGTATTTACATTCTCAGTTCAAGCTGCATCAAACGGTAGTTCAGGAACTATAGAGTTTTATCCTAATTCTATGGAAATCAGAACTTTTAATACAGCAGGAAATGCTTTAGGTAGTGTACCTGTATCATGGTATATTGAAGGATATTAAGGAAAATCATGGCCGATCATAATTTACCTACAGTTACAAGTACTTATAGTAATTTTGTAACAGAACTAGATGCTCGCCTAGACGATATGGCTAGAATGTTTGATGTAGCATCTGTAACTAATATCCCAACGAATGCTGTTCGTTGGGATAGTAGTGCTCTTCGCTGGAAAATTTGGAATGGTACTACTTGGGCAGACTTAGCTGCATCTTATACAATAAATATAAATGGAACAGTTGGGGCTACAACTCCAACTACCGGAGCATTTACTACTTTAAGTACTACCGGTGCCGCTACACTTAATTCAGCAACAGTGGGAGGTGCAGCTGTAGTTACTACAACAGCTACTCAAACGCTAACAAATAAAACTCTTACTTCGCCAACGATTAGCCAAATTTCAAATACTGGAACAATAACTCTACCAACTAGTACAGATACTCTAGTTGGTAGGGCTACAACAGACACTCTAACTAATAAAACTTTAACCGCCCCTAGATTTGCTGATTTAGGTTTTATAGCGGATCCAAATGGAAACGAAATATTAGAGTTTGATAGTGTTGCTAGTGCTATAAACTATATTAGAATAGCAAATAGTACTGGTGGTAATGCTGTAGCAATAAGTGCTCAAGGAGATCAAGCTCTTGTAAGTTTAAATCTTCTGTCTAAAGGTGCCGGCACAGTACAGGCTAATGGCGTAGAAATAGTAACTATATCAGGAGCTCAAACATTAACTAGTAAAACTTTAAGTACTGGTTCTACATGGAATGGTAATGCTATAGCCTATAACTACGGTGGTACTGGTAATACTGGAGCATTTACGCAAGGTGGTGTAACTTATGGAAGTAGTAGTACGACCTTAACTACAACAGTTGCTGGCAGTGCTGGTCAGTTATTACAAAGTAACGGCACCAGCGCGCCTAGTTGGGTTAATGCTAGTAGTTTAACAGTTGGAACTGCTACAAATGCTACAAATGCTACAAATGCTACAAATGCTACAAATGCTACAAATGCTACACTAGCTACAAAAGCATCAACACTTTCGCAAGGCGGTGGCAACGGTACAGCAATGACCTTTAATTGGAGCGGCCAGAATGGTCAACCAAATTGGTTATGGGGCGGTAATGATGGATCCAATCATTATGTATATAATCCATCAAATTTTAGTGTAAATTATGCAAATAGTGCAGGAAATCTTGAATCAACTCAATCAAGTTTAGGGTACTCAGTATCAGGCGCTAATATTGACTATGGCGGCCAAGGCGGGCCACAAGTACGCGGTCAAGGTGGCGGTGCTGCAATGATGAGTTTTCATAGACCTGGTTCATGGGCAATTAATCTTGGTCTTGGAACTGATAATCAACTACGTACGGGCGGGTGGAGTAGAGGCGGTAATTATGTAATTCTTGATAGTGGAAACTACACAAATTATGTTTCAACACCAAGTACAACAGCAGGAGCAGTCGGAACATATATGTACTGCGGTACTAGTTATCAAATACTTACTGGTCAAACACTAATATCAGGTACTGATCCAGAAACAGGTGCATATTATGAATACTATACGCCTACATATACTACTATATTTTCCGGTGCTCAAACACCCGGTATTACACTATCAGGAAGTTACTTATACCCAGCCGGAACATGGAAAGGCTCTAGTGCCGGTGTAAATCATGAACCTAATGGTAGTAATGGAGATGCTTGGCAAGGAGCACATACTACTGGGCTATCAGGAACTTGGAGATTAATGGGATTTATACCATCTTCAGGCTGGTCTCAATCTCTATGGCTAAGAATAAGTTAAGGCAAATATATGAATCTAGAATATGCAAAAAACCCTACGTGGGCAAATAAAGATAAAAGTTTAATTGATTTAATAGTTAAATTTAAAGAAATTGATGAAGAATTACCATTTACAGCTTCTCCATTAGACCCAGAAGCACATGGCAAAGAAATATTTAAGATGGCAATTAGTGGAGAATTTGGACAAATACAAGATCGAGCAAAATTACCAGATTCACAAATTAAAGAGCTTTTAACCAATCAAATAGTTAGCGAAAGAAATGAATTATTAGCCAGTTCTGATTGGACACAATTAGCAGATGCAAGACTAGCAATGGGTACAGAAAAAGCACAGCAATGGGATACCTATAGACAAGCACTAAGAGACATTACTAGTCAATCAAGATTTCCTTATCAAGTAACATGGCCAAATAAGCCTGCTTAAATTTAACTAAGTTCTTAAACAAAAATACCCGACCCTAAACTAGGGCGGGTATTTTTTACATTGACAAATTTCTGCTCTTATGTTACAATAGTTGAAAATAATCGTTTTACAAACAAAATTTTTCAGGAGCCAAACAATTTAGGCTACTATACGGATTGGAGAAATAAAAAATGTTAGAAATATCAGAATCCGTGATTCAAGTATTGGGCATGATTGCTATAGCCGTTGTAGCCGCATTTTTTGGCATCCAGCAGCTAATAAAAAATTGGAAAGCAACCCAAGCAGAGTCAGGAATTATTCAAATAATGCACCGAGAGCTGGAGCGAATGGGTGAGCAGAATACAAAGCTAAGTTTAGAACTTGGCCGGCTTCACGAACAAATTATTGCTCTTAATCGAGAGCTTGAGAAACTTACTATAGAAAATCAAAGATTACAGGTAGAGGTAGTTGCATTAACCAATGAAGTCGGTATATTCAAAAGATTAGCAAAAGAAGGAGTACTTCAGAATGCAACAACCAGCTAAGTTAAACTACAAAGTTTACCAAGGATCAACATTTCAAGAAATTTATCGTTGGGAATCTCAAACAAAAGTTTATAGTCCTATTCAATCAATTTCTAAAACCGCTCCTTGTGTTATAACTACAACAACTAATTCAAACATTCCCTTAGGCTGGCGATTTCGTGTAACTGGTGTACAGGGTATGAAAGAAATTAATACCAGTTCAGATGTTTTTTATGTAGCAACTGGTATTAGTGGCACACAAGTTACTGTAAACGAAATAAATAGCGCAGGTTATACAACCTATACTAGTGGAGGGATCCTGGAGTATAATCAACCTGTAGATTTATCTATTTATAGTGCCCGTATGCAAATACGCGAAACTGTAGACAGCTCAACAGTTATACATGAAGCTACTAGTGCTAACAATCAAATAGTATTAGATAATACTAACAAAACTATAACAATTACAATTCCAGCAGGCGTTACTCAAGCATTTACGTTTGAAACTGCAGTATACTCTGTAGAACTATTTGAACTAACTGGAAGAGTTATTCCTTTCTTAGTGGGAGGTTTATCCTTAGTAAAGGAGATAACTAGATGACTGATGTAATTGTTGTAGACAAACACAACACAGTAGTAGTTACAACAGACACAGTTAACACCATCGTAGACACAGTTACTCAGCCACAAATTATTTATACCGGAATTATGGGACCTAGCGGTAGAATAAGTACAATGGGCGATGTAGACTTAACTGAGCTAGTAGACGGTAGTGTTTTAATGTACAGTTCCACAACAAATTTATGGAAGTCTACTACTACTTTGCAAAATCAAAACTATGATGGTGGAATTTTTTAAATAGGAAAAACTATGGCTTCTACTATTAGAATTAAGCGCTCAGGTACTTCTGTTAATTTACCTGCGGGCGGTCTAAGATCAGGCGAATTAGCCTACATTTGGGCAAGTGATTTAAATAAACTGTATATTGGTTCAGGCAATGAAACCAATGGTTCAGCAGATAATATTCACGTTATTGGCGGTAAATTCTTTACCGACATGTTGGATCATACAGCAGGTACGCTAACTGCTGCCAGTGCAATTATTGTTGATGCCGATAAGAAAGTTGATAACCTAAAAGTTGACAACTTAGACTTAAACGGCAATACCCTTAGTACTACAGACACTAACGGCAATTTAGTGCTGCAGCCAAATGGCAGCGGTGAAATTGAGCTAAGCTCTCACCTAATTAAAATTGGTGAAGCTAATAATGCTGCAACAATTACTACATTTGGTGCCGGTAATATAACCCTAAATACCAATAACGGTACAAATAGCGGATTTATTACAATTGCTCAAGGCAGTAATGGCAACATTACAATTACCCCAGACGGCACAGGTTCAGTAGTTATCAGTAAAGTTGATATTGCTGGCGGTGAGATTGATGGCGTAACAATTGGTACCAACAGTGCTGTAACAGACCTACGTGTTGAT